GTGGGCGCTACCAACTCCGCACTGCTCGCAACCGAGCAAGGCGTGACCAAGCAGCGCCGCGTGTGGTTCATTGCCAACGGTCAGCTCCACGGAGGAGAGAGTGGTTATCTTATGAGCGTAACCTACCTGACCAAGAAAATCCCAGGCAGCCGGAACGACCTGCAAAAGATAGGCCTGCGCTGCTATTACGAGGGCAAACAGACAGCGCCGATCACATCGGTTGTTCCGATCTAATCACAACGCGCAATCAATACAAAGCCCTCACTCGTCACCGGGCGGGGGCTTTGCATAATAATTCACTTGAAAAAATTACACACACCATGAAGTCCAACGACAGCGAAAAGGACCAGCCTGCAATCGTTTATTCTGAAGCCGACCGGCGCGAGCTGATTGAGATCATTACCGAAAAAACACCCGGATTCGTAACGGCCGAACACGTTGAGGCTGTTGTGCGCGAGTTCCCGGAAGCGCTGGCGGCTTTGCTGCTGCGCTCTACCCCCAACGAGGACGGCGAAAAACGCGCCGAGATTTTCGACAACCTAATTATCCGTGTGGTTCGCCGCGAAGAGTCTGAGGGTCACGGCATAGGCGAGGGTGTTACAATCCCCGCGCACTTTGCCGTCTACATGAAAGCGCACGATGGATTCCTTGAAAAGCTGGAGTCTGCGCTTGGCATGACCTGTAAAAACGGGTAGCGTCTTTCTGTTTTAATCCTTGCGCTTCATTTTTACTCCCCCTCTGCAATTATGGACCTGACATTGAAAAACCTGCCCATGCTGGCAATTATCACCATGGGTTCGGTTATAACGGGCCTCGCAGGCTATTCCGTTGCAAAGGATCAGCAATTGAACGCTGAACGCGCAGACCGGGTAAAAAGCGACAAGGAGTGGAGGGATAAGCTGGAGCAGTGCGAGGCGCTGTCCCATAAGAACGAGCAACGATTAACAGCCTACCTGATCACCTCGGATTCAATCTACCGGGCGCATGAGATGGCCATCAAGAAAATTGCAAAATGAAGCAAGATTTTACCGTGCCACTCGCCCTATTTGTAGTAGCATTCCTGCTATGCTCGACGCGATGTGCAAACAGAAGCGGCGCCCAAAAGCCCACAAGAACCGAGGAGTACGCCGACCGCGAATTTGATTCCGCGCTCACAGTGGCCACCGCACAAATGCGCAAACACGCGCTGGAGTTTGATCAAAAAATCAACTCAGTAAAAGCGTCGCGCAAACGTCGAGTGCCAGAGCTGCGGCCGGCAAAAAAAGAAACCGTCAGGGTGAAATCGGAGGTGGATTTTTCGCCGCCTGGAGACACCTGTATTTTTTACGACTATCAAATTGAACAATGAAACTATTTGACATTAAGAGTCCGGGCTTCCTGTACTCTGTTATCGCTTCGGCGCTGACCATCTTTGCCGCGACCGGCGTGCAGTTTCCAGGCACACCCGAATCCGTTTCGGGCGAAATCGTGACAAGCCTTTCAACGTCAGGCATTTACGGCATGGTGCTGCTGCTTGGCACGTCTGTTTTCTTCCCGGTTTACAACTGGTTTAAAAGCGGCGGCAAATTCAGCTTCAAAGCCATTTTTTCCAAAGTAAGCACTTGGATTTCACTCGGCGTGTCCACAGCCTCTGCGCTGGCGCTCACCGGGTTTGTCCTGCCAGATGGCACGGTCGAGCAGATCGCGGCCGCAGTGGTCACAAAGGATTGGATCGGGCTCGGCTCTATCCTGTTACTCACAGTCGGCAATACACTCGTTAGATTCCTGAAAGATCGACGGGGCGCAGTGCCGAGTGTGTAGTAGTTTCTTTTTTTCATGTGATGCGCTCCGGTGACCGCCGGGGCGCTTAACAAATACGGTCATGAGCAAAAAGTCGGCAATATTTCTATTTTTTAGCGCAGCATTGTTTTTTGCAACGCTTGTTTTCTGCACGCTATTCTGCACATCAAAGCCCGCCCCGCCTCCAGTTCCGCCCGTTGTGGTAAAAACTGTGCCGGATTCTCAATTCTGCGCAGCCATTGCGCGGCTTAAATTGCCGCCACAGGCAGTTGGCGCCAAGGCTCTTTTTTGGAAAAACGGCCAGGAGATTCGCGTGAAATTCACCGGCGGCACAGCATCGCAGCGCAAGTACGTGACCGACGCATTCGCCGAGTGGTCAAAGTATGCCAACCTGAAATTTACCATCGTGACCAGCGGAAAAACCGAGTGCCGGGTTTCGTTCGTTTCTGGCGATGGCAGTTGGTCCTACATCGGAACCGACAACCAGGCTATAACAAGCAATCGACCGACAATGAATATCGGCTGGAGTGGATTAGATGTTTGCCTGCACGAGATCGGCCACTTGCTCGGATTGCAGCATGAGCAATCCAACCCGGACGGAGGAATCTGCTGGAACGAACCGAATGTGATTCGTGACCTGTCCGGGCCTCCGAATAATTGGGATGAGCAGACGATCAGGTACAATGTCTTTGCAAAAGCAGATCCGGCAACTGTGAAAACTACAAAGTTCGACGGGCTTTCCATCATGGAGTATTCAATTCCAGGTTCGTGGGTTTGCGATGGCAAGGGTATTCCAGGCGGAACCACACTGAGCGAGACAGACAAGGCTTTTGTTTCAGGAATTTATCCGCAAACGGTTGCGCCTCCAAATCCGCCAAAAATCATTACAATTACACCTGCGCAACGTGATGAAATTGTAAGATGGGCGACAAATCAGCGAAACGTCGCCGACAGTACACTTACGGCGATAAAAAAGATTTTTGCGCAATAAAAATCTGCCGTACATTTAAAGTGAAACACAATCTACCCACTCTACCCATGCCGACCTCCATCCTAACCATGCAGGCTAAAGCGCAATCGCTTGCCGCTAAAACATCACCAGATCCAGCAGAGCGCAAGCGGCTCCTCCGAGAGGAAAAGGGTATTCTGGAGAACATCAAAAAGCAACTCAGTGCCACAGTTCCCAATTCACAATAGCCCATACTTTGACGTTCGCGAGTTTGTAGACCCGCGCACCTGGTCAATCCTTGGCGTTCGGGCGGCGTGGCAGGTAGACGTGCGCACGGTTCGCTGCTCTGACTTACTGCGCCTTAAAACAAACTTGCCAAACATTGTAAATAACTGGCATTTCGCAGTTCCAGGCGAGCCGGTATTTGACGCATCGGGCTTTCGGCCTATTTGGGAAAAGGTGGGCGGCATTCTTTCGCAGCACCGAGGCGGAAGAGCGAGCGATAATAAATCAAAGGGGTTGAGCGCTCGCCAAATGTTTGAGTGTGTAATGGATAACGCGCCGGAGTTTGAAGAGGCGGGACTGACTACAATTGAAGATCCTGCGGTGACGATAACGTGGCTGCACTTAGATTGTAGGGCAAAAATAAAAGGGGTTCACCCGGACAAAGGTTTTCTGATAGTGAAGCCATGAAAAAGGTGCTGGGTTATTACAGCACCTTTTTCATTCGTGGACAATTACCACGCTTTGAAATTCGTACCGTTCGGGCGCATACTTTACAAGCAACGCCTCTATCCTTTTCGCGCCGAGCCCATACGGACGACGCCCGGTGTAGGCATAGTTAGCCTCCTGGACATCCGCAGGCATCCGGTCAAAGTCTCCGTTCTTTTTTCGCTTTTGCATCCATCCGTAAAAATCCGCCCACGCCTCGTTAATGGTTAGGTAGTTTTCCATGTCACAAAGGTGGGTAATTCCAAAGACTTTATAAAATAGTTGTCCGAAATAATTACAAAGTCTTTGTAATATTGAATATGTCCTTTTATCTTTGTCCCAAGACACAGATAAAACGTGTCCGAAAATATGGGCGCAATTATGCAGACATCGAATACGCGGACAATCGCGGACATCTGCCAGGGCAACCCGGCATTGATCGCGACAGTGCAGAAATACATGCTGCGCAATTTTCCAGACATTCCGCGCAAGAAGGCGGCGCCTTTGTCCGAGGGCGAAGTGGCGGCGGTAATGTCTGCACCAGCGCTCAGGGGCGATTCAGCGCCCATTCTGCCAAAAATACGTGTTGTGAAAAGCAGGACGGCGGCGGCGCCTAAAGAGGAGGTCGTCGCCCCTGTACAAGCAACTGAAAATACACCCGAAGTCCGAAGCCTTGCGGACATTGCATTACAGACATTGCTTTGCGGCATTGTCGTAATTCATGCGCTGCTGATTTGGTACGACTGCGTTGCGCAATGGGACACACCCGGACTTATTGGGGGTTGCCTTGCCTTCTGCATTGTCCTTGCTGCCCTGTTGTTATCTGCGGACAAGACGCGCGTTCGTACATCAGACACAGCGCTTTGGTTTGTCGCGCTGGTCGATGCGCTGGCCGTGTTTGTCCACTATCCTACGTTTCTGGAAAATGCCAAGATCGGAGAATTGCAGACAGGGGTATTGTCCGTGTTTCTGGCGTCCGTGTCCTGGACTGCGCTTTATTTATTCAGGGATTACAAAATTGACTGATGGCCTTTTACTACCGATACCCGAACAAGTCGGCGGAAGTTGTGCCGCAGGAAGAGCAGGATACCTTGCTGAAACGCAAAGGCGTATGGGATGGGCACGTTGTAGATTGGTCGGGCGATATTCAAAGCGTAGCGATCACAGGAGCCGAACTGTCGGCGCTCCAGCGCAAGCACAAAACAACCGATATCAACCTGCGCCGGGCTACGGCAGTGAAAAAGGCCATGTTGGATGGCAAGAAACAGGCGCAAATAGTGCGACAATTACGCACCATGGGACACGGCTACGGAGAGCGCATGATTAAAGCCGACCACGCCGCCCTGCTTCCGTTCGTCAAAAACGCACAAAAAAAGGTGCAATAGAATCACTGCACTCATAATTTATTAACTTTCAACTACTTACACCATGTCACACGCAGCCGAAAGTGCAGAAACCCTGTACAGATTGCACGAAACCCCGCCGTACCTGGTACATCGTCAAGGCGGCACCGTTTACCGGATCGGCCTATCCGGGCACACCCATTGGGACGCCGGAAACGGCTTGTTTGTTCCTATGCCCGGTTGCCCGGTGCCTGAAAAATTGGCGCTGGCAAACTTCCTGTATTTCCTGCACGCCAATCGCCGGTGGATACCTGCCGTCGTTGGGCTCGGTGCGCTCATGGTGATCACCAACATGCTGCTGCTTGCATTGGAGGGTGGCGAGGTTTACGCGGCATCCGTTTACCGATTTTCCTTCCTGATGAATAGCCTTTTGGCCTTGCTCGCCGCGCTTTGTGTCGCCGCTTTCGCGCTGTCCAATTTCAAAAAAGGACTGAAAGTGCAATGGGGCGATGAAAAGAAGCCGGTCGCGCTACTTGGAGCGGGCGAATTGTCCGTTTCTCCAGACATCGCCGTTTTTTCTGAAAGCGAAACCGAAACGCCGGTCGAATATCAATCGCGCGTCGATGCTGCTTTGCGTCAACTTGCGCTGGGGCAATGGCTGCTGGTTTTACCATTCCGCAGCGCATACGCGGCGGTACAAATGTCCGGCAATACAAACCCTGAAATCTACGGGGTTTCCATGTTGCGCAACTACCCGGCGATGGAGTTCAGCGACGCACCGGACGACATCAACACGGCAGCCGCAGCTGTTGCGCAGTTCGGCAAAGAAACATGGGCGCAATACCTGGACTACTGCCAGGCTTTTACTGTTCGTTTCCGCCAGTGGGCCCAGCTCGAAAAACTGCGCAACCCGATAAACGACCCGATCAAAACGGTTGTTCGGTCGATGGCGACAGCCCTTTGCTTTTTGCTGCTTGCAATGCCCGTATCGGCTCAGAAATCGCGGCAGGTTCGCGAATACTTGGGCGACATGCGCTACACCAACGACGCGCCCGAAGCAGGAGCAGACGTGTCATTTGTGTTTCAACGGGCGGTACTGTCTCGCCGTGGCGATGGCGCGAAGCCTTACGGCGAATTACTCAAAGCCTCCAGCGCGTTCACAGACAGCGAGGATCAGGGTAAATTGATTGGCATAACCGTTGATAATAAACCCGTTGCGCCAATTGGAAAGCCAGCCGCCAAAGAGTCGGTGAAAGCCGCCGCAGTATCTGCCATAAAAGAGGAAGATATACAGCCAGAGCAAAGCATTTTCGACCGGCTGCCAGATAGTACCGCTCTGGAGCAGATGAAGGGTGAACACCTGCGCGAAAAGGCTGCGCAATGGCGGGCGCTCAAACCAGTCGCCGATTATTATATGTGGCTGTTTTGGCAACTCATGGTTATCATGTTCGGCCTCGGTGGCGCAATGTGGGTATGGGCGAAAGTGTCGGCGAAAGATTCAATCCGAGACGTGTACGGGGCCGCATTCATCGGCAATGCCATTTCAGCGATGCACGTATGGAGCAAGACCGTTTTATTTATCCTGATGGCGGCGCCCACGCTTGTGATTATTGTAAACGATGCAATCCGAGCCTACTACACGGAAGTTTTCGGGCTACTTTTCATTGTGAGGTACGCCGCTATTTATTGGGTTTGGCAATTCGCGTTTGAAAAGATCCTGCCTGATTCACCAACTCAACGCACCAACAACGGAGGCGGATACCCTGGGCAACAACGTTTAAATGGATAACATGGAAGGGCTGAATCAATCGCAAAAACTCGCCAACGCCGCTACGATCATAGTTTTTGGCACAATGATAGCCATTGGTGGCAATCTATACATGTACGGCTGCGCTGTAATCGTAATGACCTCTATGGTTTATGGATATGCAAAAGGCAGATAAGTTTTTTGAAAAAATTGGCCTGGAGTGGCAATACGTCCTGATTTCCAGAACCTACCCGTACCGTTTCAAGGTTGGTATTTCCGGCACGTTCGACGCGCGAATCAGAGACGTTCGCGCGTCGATCAGCCAGGTTGTTGGAAAGCCTGTGCATGTGGCCTGCGCTTTCAAACTTCCGGTATTTTTCGCCAAGGCAAACGAGAAAGCAATACACCGCTGCCTACTTTGGCATTCGGCGAAGATTGCGCCGGGCAGCAGCGGGCACACCGAGTGGGCTTGGAGCTTGAATGTATTTGTCGGGCTTGTTGTATGGATAGTGTGCTTTGGCTTTGATTGGCCGCGCTGGCCGTCCGCGTTGGTGATGCTGCTGCCAATTCCACTCGACCTAATCATTTTCACTTCCCTGCTGGCGTTCTTTCAGTACACGATTGCAGGGCTTGCACTTTATGGCATATGGAACCTGTTTTTTTGATAGCTTTAGCGAGTATTCCACCTGCACAGGCTGCGTTTTTAATGCTGCTGTTTGCAGGGTTCGCGGCGGCATCCGTTTACTACAAAAGAGAATCCGAATGAGCCTGAAAAAAGACGTCCGCCGTTGGGGTAGATACACCAGCGATTACGAAGCACGCCGCAGGCTGTATGGTACGGCGCTGATTCACCTTGCGATTAACTCAAAGTCTCACATGCAATTCCGCGAAGACTTCGTGCGCCTGCAATGGTTGCAGTTAAAGTGTATGAAACGTGGATGGCTGAGGGAATACAGTGTGAAAGATGAATTTCTAAGCGTGTATTCAAAAACAGCCGGGTTCCCTTGTGAAATATCCTACAAAATAGCCGAGCCATTACCTGATGGCGAATTTCCTTTCTAATGAAACCCATAATCGACGCCATCCAAATCGCCATACAAACGCCCGGCACCGGCTTTGTCTTGGCGTTCATCCTGGTTGTACTGGCCGCGCAAGCGTGGAAACTGCTATCGTTTTGCGCGACACTCGCCTTTGCGCTTGCCCGCGAATCAAAACGAGTTGTGTTCAGATTTTGGGGGCTAAAGCGCATTGTGTGGCTGTCGGTGTTGGCGTTACCCGTCTACCTGTTTTCGGCGCAAGTGTCATGCGGGCTGCAATATCTGGAGCAGATGTACGTCGCGCCTACCTACATCGTGGCCGATAGTTCAGCCTGGGCGGTGGAATGCTACGAAACCGAACTGCGCAAACACACAAGCCCGGCGCAATTCCAAACCGTCCGCGATTCAACCTACAAACTCGCCTCCGATCTTGGTTGCGACCCCTTGGCAATTTATGAGGTCGCCTGGAGCGAGTGCGGCATGAATCCGTTTTGTATTCGTAAAGATGGCGTTGCCGCAGGATGGATACAATTCACCGGCAATGGATTGTCAGGCTTTGGCGTGACGCTGGAGGAGGTGAAAAGATGGTGCGCAGACGGTGACACTGAAAAGATCATGGCACTCACAGGCCGTTATATGCGCAGTTGGGCGGCCGGCAGAAAGTTGCTGAACAGCACGCAGGTTTATTGTACGGTGTTTGCCCCTGGAAAGATTGGCGTTGCGCAGGATGGCGTGTTGTATTCTGGCTGGACAAATGACTGCTACCGGATGAATAAGGGGCTTGACGGGTTTGTGATCGCCGGAAACAAGGCGCTGCATTTGCCATACACTATTGACGGGAAACTAACAAAGCAGGATCTAACGGCGGCGCTCGCTTACAAAAAGGCAAGGCTGCTCAGTAGGTATAAATAAAGTCGTCACGGGGCGAGGTCGGTATTGGTGAAAGTAGCGATGCAACGGCTAAGACGATGGCGCAAACAGCCCCGTACCAAAAGTGCGGGGCTTATTTTTTGGCCAAAAGCTCGATAAGGATTGTGTTGGATTTTATCAACTGCGCAACCTCTTCGCGCAACTGCTCGACCTCTTTGCGAAGGGTGGTTTATTCCTGGTCCGCCTCTGAAAAATATTCGTGGTATGGCTCCTCTGCCGCGTCGGGCGCCTCCTTTCCTGTCCTTAGAAAATCTACACTCACCTCCAGCCCGTTTGCAATTGCATCCAACATTTTAGGCCCTGGGTTATCCGTGGACAGTGCGCGACTGAATGCGGCCGCGTTGTAGCCTATCTTTTGGGCAAAGTCCTTTTGGATATACCCTTTTTGCCTTATCAACAAGGCAATTCTATCGCCTATTTTTTGCATTTTTTGCAACAGAAGCGCTGTTTGTTTTAACGAAGTGGAAAGTTTACATTTTCAGAGGAAAAAATGTAGATTAAACTTGCAAATGTAGACAGCGTTTGCCTATCTTTGTCCTATCAATTTGCAACAAGCACAAAGAAAACAACATTTCAACAATGGGCGCATATAACAGTAAAAATACTTGTGTAGTAGAATTTGACTACTACCTCCAAGACGGACAAGGAAACGAGTTCACGATTGCAGTAAAAGCCAATATAGCCTTTGGTGAACGCGGCACACGTGACGAGCTTGGAATGCCGATGGAGCCAGACAGCGGGGATATAGTGGACGCCTGGCAATTGTTCTGGAAGAACGACAGGGGTAGCTATGTGGGCTTGGTAGGGCCGTCGGCGCTGCCACTGCAAATGCAAAAAGCAATCGAGGAGCGCGCCATTGAACTGGCGCACGAATCGCAAGAATAAGGTAAGATGAACTCATAATGTTCTTTTCATGAATGACAGATGATTCGGTTGTACGAACCGCTCATGGTTAACAGTTTTGAGAGCCCGGCGCGAATGAGCGCCGGGTGTCAAGGAGAGGTGGCGAAATGGTAGACGCAAATAGATTGTACCGTTCAATCACCTGCGAAGGTTCAGCGCATTCAGATACAAAACCCTTGTCGGTCAAAATTCTGGTTAAGCTGTAAAAATCGAGAAAACGGGTGCTGGTTCGAATCCAGCCCTCTCCACGTAGACACGCCGAACGCAGGCAGGCCCGCTGAAGCCTCAATTCAGCAAACGGGGGTGTAGCTAAGTGGTAAAGCAGCGGTGACTAAACCGATCCAATCGCAGGTTCGAGTCCTGCCGCCTCCACGAACAGAAAGTAACTTTTCATGAGATCATTGTAGGGAGGCCGTAGCAATATAGCCCCGTACTGGAAATCTGCCCCCGCTTCGACTACTAACGTGTATTGGAGCGGGGTTTTTATTAGACGCACATAACAATTCAAAAAATATTGCAACGATGAAAAACTTTGAAATTACATGGGAGGATTTTCCAAGGCCATGTTACAGCCCGCAGGATCGCTATGGCGACTGCCCAAAAACATTTGTCGATTTACTTAATGTGGTCGGCATCCCGACGGAAGATTTGATTTGGGCGTTTTCCGTTTGCCCAAAAATAAGCGACAGAGAAAAACGGCTGTTTGCGGTGCGTTGCGCGAGAGAGACGCCAATTGACGAAGGTCGAATGACGGGTGAATTAATTACCGACCCGCGCAGCATTTCGGCTTTAGATGTCGCCGAGCGATTTGCCAATGGGGCGGCCACAAGCGAGGAGTTGGCCGCCGCACGGGCCGCCGCACGGGCCGCCGCATGGGCCGCCGCACGGGCCGCCGCATGGGCCGCCGCATGGGCCGCCGCATGGGCCGCCGCATGGGACGCCGCACGGGACGCCGCAGGGGCCGCCGCAGGGGCCGCCGCACGGGACGCCGAAGGGGACGCCGCACGGGCCGCCGCACGGGACGCCCAAATTCAGTTTATCAAAGACATTTTCAAGGGTTAGGCGGGTTTTCCGCAATATTTCCTGCCGCCTCCACCGTAGAAAATTGGTTATTTGGTTTTTTTGGGGTTCTCCCTGGCTGTAATGGCCGGGGAGTTTCCCAAGGCAAACAAGGAAAGATGGACACGATTAAACAGATAAGGACAAAATACGCCGCTCTCGGTGGTAAGGCTGCCAAGATCGCAGTTAACCGCCGGGTAGTACAACTGCTTTCAGAGCGGTACGAAATCCAGGTAGACCGCCGAGTGCGCGACACATGGATCACAGGCCGCACGGGGTACTGCTCCAGCAGAGATGCCGAGTTAGCAGACTGCTACGCAACGGCACTACTGGAGCGGGCGAAAATTCAACGGCGAACCACTGCGACTTTGCAGGAAATGGCCGCTTAATCACACAATAAAAAAGCCTATCAATGAGCAACCTACCACAACCACTGCTATCAAGCAAAGACCCGAAGGATCAACTGGAGGCGTTGCAAAAATCTCGCCTCTCGGCACTCATCGAAGACAAGGGGCTTTTGTCCAGGGTTTACGAAGCCGCTGTAATGCTGCTGAGTTCTGAAAAATTGCGAGCCTGCAATGAAGCCACGATTTTGGGCGCACTTTACAAGGCCGCAACAATGGGCTTCCGTTTGGAGCCAGAGTTTGGCGAGTGCTACCTAATACCACGCACGATGAAAGTAGAAAATCAGTGGGTGTCTGTATGCTGCTTCCAAATCGGATACCGTGGATGGAAAGCAATGGCAATGCAAACGGGGCTGATTTCATTTTTGGAGGCTCGTGAAGTGTATGCCGAGGATGATTTTTCTTTTCAGTACGGCATGAATGCCTTTTGGAAGCACGTACCCGCGTCTGAATCAAAGGGTGTTACCACGCATTTTTATGCAAGCGCAAAGTTGACGGATGGCAATACCGCCTTTGAGGTGATTACCAAACAGGCTGCCGAAAAGAGCCGCAAAAACTCGGAGTCGCAATACGACGTATCTGGAAGCGGGCCAAGTAAAGTAAAAACATTTTCGGCCGCACCAAAAGACATTTGGGCAAAACACTACGCGGCTATGGCGTTGCGGGTGCCTGTAAAAAAAGTCTGCGCAATGCTTCCGCTTACACCGGCAATTGAAGCGGCAACAAAAGCCGACGGATCGGTTACCTACATCCAAAAAGACGGCCAGGTGGTTACAATCGGCCCGGCGGACGTTGAGGAGTCGGCGAAAGATCCGCAGTCTGAACAAAAGAACGGGCTGGACCCAAAGCACGCCGACCGGTATCTTCAAGTTCAGGATGCGCTCGAATCAATGACCGAATTTAGCCAGGTGCTTGGATACTGGGTTGATTTCAAAACTACCGAATTGGTTAAGGTTCAAATTTTCAACGAGCTGTTTTTTGAGCGCGTTGCCCAGGTTGCCACGCAAATAAGCGAGTTAACTGAGTTTTGGGGGCAAATAGGCCCTCTTCAAAAGAATATCGATCTGACAAAGCATATCTCTAAACGCCGCCAACAACTGGAAAATGGGAACCGAAAGTAAATACACGCCAGATAACTACCAATTCGACATACCGCAATTTAAAATCCGGGCCTCAGCAATTGGTAAAATCATGACCGAACCGGCCGGCAAAAGTGTTCGTGAAAAAATCACCGACCTGCGCCAAGTGCTCGCCGACAAGCGGGCGAAGCTGGAAACTATCAAGCCAACCCTGAAAACCTACGCCAACACACTGGCATCGATTGCAAAAACGGAGGCTGAGATAGATCGCCTCCTCCCTGACATCGACAAAGTGCGCCTGTCGCAAACCTGTATCACCTTACTGGAGGAGTGGTGTAACCAGTTCGTTTACAATCGCCGATCGGAGTTTAGCAGCAAGTACACAGATAAAGGAAATGCGGTTGAAGATGAGGCAATCTTGTACGCCATGGGGCACGTGAAAGAGTTGGGCCTGGCATCCAAGAATCTGGAAAAGTTCAGCGACGAACACCTGCAGGGGTCGCCCGACATCATTACCGATACCCACATTTTCGACATCAAATCTTCGTGGTCGCACGACACATTCCCGCTGTATGACCAGGAGCTGCCGGAATCTGACTACGCCTGGCAGGTACTCGGATACATGGCGCTTACGGGAAAGCAAGCAGGCGCCGTTGTTTTCTGCCTTATGTCGATGCCAGAGGAACTGATCAGGAAGGAGGCGAAATGGAAACTCGGCTACGACTACGACGAGGACAAGTACCAAGAATTTGCAGACGCTTTCCGCTACGACGATCTGCCTGCATATCTGCGAATCAGACAATTCACTGTTCAGTACGACGAGGAGAAAATTGAGGCCATACGCAAGCGCGTAACCGAGTGCCGCCAATACATCAATGACGTGATCGTGCCAGCGCTGGAACGCAACGCAAAAATGTTCGCTGAGTTATGACGGCCGTAAACATCGAAGTGATCGGAGGCAAGGTAATAGGCGAAACAAGAACCGATTTCGCCGAGGCTGTAAAATCCCTGCCCGATGGATGGCACAAAGTGATGATCGAGGAGGTGCGCAGGGGTTACAGTCCAACCCGTTATCGTTACTACTTCGCCCACGTCATGCAGTCCATCCTTTTGACTTGTGCGCACCATTTTGAAGTGCTGGACGGCGAAACGGTAAGACCCGCAAGAAACACCGAGGAAATACACGAGGTAATGAAGCAGCGGTTCAATCCTGTCATGATAAAAACGCCGTTCGGAATGTACATCACCACAAGCTCCAGTACCAACCTAAGCGACCGGGATTTCATTCGGCGATACGAGGAGGCGATAATCGAGGAGTTTTCAAATCCGCCGTACGGGGTCGAGTTTATGGGCCGCGAAGAGTGGGCGGAACTGATGAAGAAAAAGAAACACAATTAAGAAATCCGATATGAACCTAAATACTTCACTGCCAGCACAGCTGCCAAAACTACGCTTCCTTGATCGTTTCATGGCGAACCATGCCGGATTCATTGCTGGTGGGTGCTTTAAAGGGCTTTTCCTAGGCGAAAAAATAAAGGACGTCGATTTGTTTTTTAAGTCCGAAGAAGACGCAAAGGCGGCAATCGAGCACTATCAAGGCAATCCTGATTTTTCGCCAGCATGGCAGAATGAACGCGTAGCGGCGTTCCGCGACCAAAAGACGGGCATTGCCGTTGAGTGTATTACAAGCTACACAGGAGAGCCGGATGCTATTATTTCAGAGTTTGATTTCACGATCACAAAAGCCTTTTACGCAAAGAATGAGGCTGGCGAATATGAGTTCAACTGCCACCTGAAATTCTTTGAGCACCTACTCAACCGAAAATTAGTGATTGACGACAAGGTTAATTTCCCATTGTCAACATTTAACAGGTCGTATCGGTACAAGGGCTACGGGTTTGGCTTGTGTGGCGAAAGCAAGCAATTATTAATAGCTGCCCTGCAAGGCCAAAGCGGCGCCAACCTGGGCGACTTTTATTTTGGAATTGACTGATTTTCAAAGAAACACAATTAAGAAATCCGATAGGCGGACGCCTGCCGAGCCTTGAAAAGTCAGGGCAAAGCGGGCACTGCCAATAATCCAACCCCTCGAATTTCATCACCCACAACGCGCAAAAAAAATGAGTTTAACACCGTCCACGCTTCAATCTGTACTCGGAAGCAAAATTGTATCCTTTCACGCTGTATTTGCAAAAGCATTCGACAGTGTAGTTGTCGCGGTAATGCTTTCACAGGGCCTTTTCTGGCAGGAAAACGCAAAGCACAAAACGCTGGTCAATATTGGAGGAAAGGATTTTTTCAGCAAAACAGCGGATGAGTGGTACGAGGAAACAGGGGTAACGGAAGACCAACAAAGGACGGCGAGGGCTAAAATGTGCAAGTGTGGAGTGCTTGTTGAAATGCGCGCCGGACTACCTGCAAGGATGCACTACCGGGTTGACTTGGAGGCCCTAGTAGCGGTAATTTCCCGCTACTTGTCCGGGGAATCTCCAGTTGCCGGAGATCGCCGCAAGCAGTTGCGGGAATTTCCCGCTACTGGAAGCCGGAATAACCGGGGACAATACGCGGGAAAAACCGGCAACAATATATATGAAGAGAGTCTAGAGAGTTTTAGAGAGTTCGACGGAGAGGAAGAAATCGACAACAAAGCCGACTCTGAAGTGGCAATTTTCATGGCTGGAGAAAAAGAAAAAAAAGGACGCACCGGGCCCGCGCGGCCGCAAAATTTCATCTCCGGCCGGGTCGATACTGATGCCGAAATCGAAGAGATGAAAAACGACTTCCGAATCCGAGATGCTTTTTCAGTGTCGCGCAAAGTACCCGCCGCCAAATTCGACGACTACCTGGAATTATTCAGGCTCGAAATAGGTGCCCGCGAAAAAACCTACACCAAAAGATCCGACTTGCGCGACCACTTCCTTTCGTTCGCGGCAAGGAAATTCAAAATCGAATCAACAAACAAAAAAACAGCCGATGAGCAGTTTACCGACAGTCTACGAACAGCCTACGAAAGCATTGACTCTAAGCAATTCGAGTATTAATGCAGGCGAGTTTACCAACGACGACGCCAGAGTTGTTGCGGCCGGCATGAGATACCCGATTCGCCAAATGGACGCCGACGCTTTCAAAAAGCAAGCACTGGTCGCGGTTCAGTACGTCGCCAAAACATACACCGGCGCAAACGATGTGGCAACACTCGGCCCGGTATGGAACGAGTGTCTTGTTTTACTGAGAAAGGAGTTTCAAAACCTCGGAATTGAAGAGGTGCGGCACGCATTTCGTTTGGCAGCAGCAGGAAAGACCGACGCAAACCTGATCGCCTACGGCGGTGTGTTCACGGTTCAATTGTTCGGCGCTGCTCTTCGGGCTTACCTGGAATACAGGAAGCGGGTTCACTCTGATATTGTACAGGGCGAACACGTAAAAGGCGAAGCTGCGGAAAGAGACGAACGCAATGCGAATGCCTGGAAAAAGAACACCTCCGAAACTGTTGAATACCTGACCGGGCTAATGACCAAGAACAACGATGTTGATTCCTGGAAAAAAGTAAAAGAAGCCTGGTTTAAGATATTGGAAGTCCGAGGGCTGATTGACGTTGACGAAGCATACAAAAAAATATCATGGGTCGAATCCAAGCATGAGGCGGTTGCTGAGTTTTTGGCAGATCCAGATAGCGGCCTGATTTCAAACAACGAAGCCCGCGCAATCAAACGATACATGGCACAGAATCCCGGCGATTTCCCCGAAAAACTGACTGAAAAAGCAAAGGCGATTTACCGCAAAAAATTAGTCTTCTTATCACTCGCAATCTACGAACAGCCATGAGCCGACAACTATACACCACAAAGCAACTGATCCTCAAAGAGGTCGAACTAACCTGCACAATGACCTACGGCCGCAGCATTGCGTCGATTGTCGAAGGCCTTACCCATGTAAACCTGCAAGACGGGCAAAAAGCTGTCGCGCAACTCGTTGAAGACAAGAAAATAACCCTGCGCGGCGACAAGCTCTACAAGCGCAGATAAAGACACCCATTGTTATTTACCCCGCCCGGCGAACAGAAGGAAAGTCGATTCAATGGGCGGGGGTTTTAAAAACGCAGTAACCGAAAATAACTAAAGCGATGACAACTACTCAATCACTCGACAACCTTCTCAACTTGTATGTATCAGACGACGAACTGCGCCCTATGCTTTGTGCGCCCGCCAAAGAAGGTGAATTTGTTTTTGCGACAGACGCGCACCATGCGATAAGAATACCATCCGAGTTAGTTTCTGGCGAATACAAACAGGGCGACGGCAGGCTTTCAAGAGTATTCGCACTCGATAACCTACTCGATACTCCAGTAGTAATTGAAGTAAAAGACCTTGAATCCGCCATTGAAAAAGCGCCAATGATTGACGAGTTTGAGCAGGTCGAGTGCGAAAATTGCGATGGAGAGGGCGACGTGTATTGCGCCGCCTGCGAAAACTCGCATAAATGCAAGAAGTGTGACGGCGAAGGCGTTTCGGACGGCAAAAAGATCGGCACCATAATCAGCCCGGCGTTCCGATTTATTATCGGCGACCAAACATTCAACGCAAAGTTTTTTCCAGCAATTCTGAGTGTTCAAAAGGCGGTCCAGCAGCCAATACAAATACTGAACTATAACAAATCGAAGCACTCGCCGATGCTGCTTGGTATTGGGCCGGTTCAGGTATTGATAATGCCAATGATGGATTCCACCACTTCTGAAAAAATGCGCATCAAAATAAAGCACCAATGAACGACGCACAATCACAACCGCAGGCGCTCTCCCACAACCGCCTCATACTTACCCACCTGATCACCAAGGGTCCAATTGACCAAGCGCAAAGCCTACGCCTCTACGGATGCATGCGCCTCGGTGCCCGTATCCACAACCTGCGCCAACTTGGCTTTGTGATCAACACCGAAATGGTGCCAAACAAAAACCGGGGGTATCACGGCCGTTACACGCTGGACGCAAAAGGAACGCCAGAGTTTCATTCAAATGTAAAAGCATTGTTAGGTAAATGAGCCGCGCACGATGGACAGCGGAGGAGGCAGCCGCCCTACTCAAAAAACGCGCCGTACAACAGGATGCAAACCAGGTCCGGCTACTGAAAAAAGCGAAGCGGTGCCTGAAACCGGACAATAAGCTGCCGATTCCAAGTGAGCACCAGGTGCAGCGGGCTTTTGTAAGCTGGTTTAGGGTTGTTCACAAAAAGATATACGATACTGGCGCCCTTTTCGCAATACCCAACGGAGGTTTGCGCGGAAAGGCGGAGGCGAAAAGGCTAAAAGACGAGGGTGTTTACGCTGGAGCTTCCGACCTGGTTCTTTTGGTTCCCCGTGGCCAGTATCACGGGCTTTGTATTGAAATGAAAACAATCGGAGGCGAGGTATCGCCCGAGCAGGAGGCCTGGCTTTTTTCCCGGCGCTTGGACGGGTACGCGACCGACGTATGCTACACTTGTGACGAGGCCGTTGAATCGGTCACAGCTTACCTGAAACTATGATGTTTCTACCCTACACACTGGCCTGGTTTATTCTTGGCCTCCTCGTTTTAAAATTCGTGCATAATGCCAAATCTCAAACCCGTAACAATTGACAGGCGCACGGCGCGGCGAGTTGTCCAGGCGATGGAATGGCTGCTATTGTTGACGCAGTTTTCCGAGTTTGCCCGGAATATTGTCGGGATGGATACGGAACGGGCTAAGGCTGTGAAAAATGACATTGATTTTATAAAAGGCTAAATTTAACCACCAATGAGCGATCAAGTCACTCTATACACAAACCCCGATACCCTGGCAATACAGGTCGGAAAATTCCTGATCGACGCTGGTTTTATGCAGAGACAGGAGCGGGCGCTTTGGACAAAAACAGAAGTTGCGGAGTACCTGCGATGCACACCCGCACACGTTGACATGCTGATCAAAGAGCGCGGCTTTCCAGTGGTGGATATATCGAATCCAAAATCTAAATCGCGCGACCTGCGCTTTTCATCGGTAGCGGTGAAGGGTTGGGAGGTCGAGCAAAACCAGAATAAAAAATGAGTTACGACAAGCAAGAGGCCCAATACTTTGAGGATCTGGCACAGCGCAACCAAATAACGCCAGAATTTACCCGAAAAACCCGGCAGCAACTACGCGCCGAGGATCGAGCAGCCAAAAAGGCGGCAAGCAGAAAGCAGCCCCAAGCATTCAAAGCGCGAAAGCCCGGCGAGTACGGCCCGAACGCGCGAACGATGCACATGATTTCGGCCCTGTCTGACAAATTCGTCGGCAAAATCAATACCTACAACTGCCCTTTAGGCTGCCAGGTCGTAACGGTCGATGTTCACCCAGGCGTTACACCAATGCGCATATCCTGCCAAGCGTGCAAAGTAAACGGGATAGTGTCGGCCATGGAGTCGGACGGCTACACATGCGACCAGGATCTTTCGCCAACCCACGCATGGCGACGACCTCCGTTTAATTCCTGGCACACGTTCCCGAAGAACACGCAGGATCATTTGCGGCGGGGCGGGCTGGAATTGTATAAGATTGAAAGCCCGAAATGATACCACAGGAAGGAGAAACGTACATCATCAATGGCGAAACACTCAGATGTAAAAAGGTTCGCGATAGCGGAATCCACACATTCGAGCTTCCGAGCGGAGAGGTAAGAAATGAGCAGGGGCATGTTTCCTGCTTTGGGTTGCGCCTTATTCGGCAGGATGTTTTCGACCAAAGTCAAATCACTCGCACTAAAATTCAATAAAAAATGAAATTCACATTTAAAAAAGAAGTAACCGCAGATGTCGCCTTTCTGCAAGTCAGCGCAGGCGCTAGATATTGGGAGGGTGCCACCGTAAACGGCGTAACTGACGAAGATGGCGACCTCATTCCGTGCCGTAACGGCGACCGATGGGAGCCGAGAATTGATGTCAATACCGGAATTATCCAGCATTGGCCGCAAGGAACTACCGCTGACATTCATTTCAAGGTCTGCGATGATGGCAAATACACTTTGCAGGCAGAAGACGGCACTACAATCGTGATGAAAGACGGCTATGTGCCGGATGTTATGTGTCCGGGCGGCGAGGGTTTTGGCGACTATATAATCATGAAGATCGACGAAAGTGGAGCGATTCAAAACTGGCGACCAAACCTTGACGACTTCTACGACGAAGATTAAACACCCAATTCGCTACCATCAAACCCGTCTAAAATCAACCGATCAAATTCATCCACCTCTTTTTCACTAAAGCCTTTCAGATAACCCTCCGTTGTCGAAAGGCTTTTGTGTCCCAGGGCCTGCGATATGATCACACGCGAAACCCCTTTCAAGTCCAATGCCGTGGCGTAGGAGTGCCGGGCCGTGTAGAAGGTAAAGTTCTCTGTATCAACCCCAATAACCTCCGCAACCTCCCGAATTGCCGCGTTCACCTCCTTTGTCACCCGTTTTTTTCGGTACATCTTTTGCCGCTCGGTTACATGGATGCCAGATAGGAATATTGGAAGCAAATACTCGGAGTCGGCGTGTTCATATCGGGCAAGTATTGCCGCCGCAGGCTCTACCAGCGGAACCGAAAAAAGCCCCTTTGTTTTCTTCCTGCGATAGAGCACCCGGCCGTCGCGAATACTGCCGCGCTTTATTTCTGCCAGATCGGCCAGGTTCATACCGCGCAGGTAAAACGATAGCATGAACACGTCGCGGGCAAACTCCAGCCGCCAGGGGATTTCAGCCGATGCAATTTTCATTATCACCTCCAGCGGCAAAGCTTTTTTCGCGTTGTCGCCTTTGAGGTGTTTCAGGCTGTAATCAGAGAAGGGTTGAAAAGTCTTTGGCATGACGCCAGATTTTGCCGCCCGCTTGCAAGATGCCCGCAGCGTTCGCATAATCACCGAGATTCCGCCCGACTCGGTGCCGCGCCTGGTACGCATCCACTTTTCAAATGCCACCAACCATGGGCCGTCTATGTCAGCGAGCGCAGCCTTTGGCCTGAACGCGGCAACTGAATTTGCACAGTGCTTGTAAACCTCCGAGTTCCCTACATTGCCGGTCGCGTCAAGTTCCGCAGAGATGGAGCGCACGAAGTCGGCAGCAGAAAGCCGGACCTGATCGGATGCGCCAAAAACAATGGCCTCGAATTTGTCGAACGTGAAAGCGGCGCCATCCAATTCAAAACCACGGATTGCCGACATAGCCCGCTGCTCGTATGTAACCAGAACCTCGTTTTCATCTCGCCAATCAGTGTACCCGCGCATGAATCGGCCGGCCGACCTATCCCAAAATTCTGGAGAAACATACCTATTCAAAGGAAAATACCGTACCTTTCGCGCATAAGTGACGCGGAGTTTGACCGGAAGTTTACCGGCAGCGGTTTTGTCGTTAAATACTACGATCTTAATTGTTGCTCTCATGGTCTTAAACAGTTCTAAAACATTTGCTTTTACCGCGGGTTCGAATCCCGCTTCCTCCGCCAAAATGGGTCAATTTTCGGGATGTAGCGCAGTCCGGTAGCGCACCTGCTTTGGGAGCAGGGGGTCCCAGGTTCGAATCCTGGTATCCCGACGGTTCAAAATCAAGGAGTTACGCCAAACGGTGTAACTCCTTTTTCATTTTGTCTAAAACAACTCTAAAACAATGGGTGAAAAATGGGCGCGTGGAATGATTTTTGCACCCGTTGTATGAGTTGACGGAAATGCCTATTTTTGAGGAACTTAAAACAAAACCATATCTCAATGTCCAGCAGAATCCAGCAAGTATTCGAATCTCTCGCCGTTTCTTCAATCGCCAAGAATGGGCGTATTCGACTTGCGCTACCTAAGCATAATCCAGATGAAGGAGTTGCCATGTTTGGTCGACACGGGATTGTTGCCACATACGAATTTTCACACGGCTGCGAGTATGTATTTACTGCGCAAGAGCAGCAATGCGAGATTCAATGCGAGATTCATGGCACGAACTAAATCTGAAATTGACTGGAGCATAGTTGACGACATGCTCGTTGCTGGGTGCACCGGCGAAGAGGTGGCGGCGCGTCTTGGCATCCATGCAGATACACTATACAATCGCATACAAGACGAATATTCGACGGGTTTTTCTGCCTATCGCCAACAAAAGATAGCAAAGGGCGATCAAGTGCTGCGGGAAAAGCTGTACAGCAAGGCAAGGAAAGGCGACACAGCCTCTTTGATCTTCCTTGCAAAAGTCCGTTTGGGTATGGCCGACAAGGTTGAGGTGAAACACTCCGGCGATACAGTCGCGCCGGTAACGCTCAATATCCAATTCCGCCCACCTTCCGACACTACCGAATCAACTTCGCCAGAGCCGCAGAAAAAGCAGCGCAAAGAAAAATAGTCAGCATCACGAATGATGCCCAAGCGATAACGCCCTCAACGCTCCGAGGGTGCGCATAAATCAAGTACGACCAAAGCGCTACCTGTCCACCCAGGCACTTCGCGCAATAGCCCAACGGCTTTGCCAGCATCGGGTGCCGCGTCTCAAAGTTTTCCAACCAGGTTCCATACCGCCCGAATATCTCGCCACGCTTGGTGAGCAGATCGGAAAAAACAACCGCTGCAATTGCGATCTGCAATGCGGCTTGTACGTCGTATTGTGTAAGCATTTACAAATGTAGATTATGCAAATTATTTTTGCAGAAATATTTGCAGTATTAGAAATTTGCGCTAACTTTGTAGGGAAATATAGATTTGAATCACGCGAAAAAACGCATACCAAATGGCACAGCCTAAAGACATTCGCACCGACCACCGCTTAATGAACTCAGCGTTCAGAAACAGCGAGTGCGAAACCATCCTTCGGAATATATTAATGCTCCAAAAGTCGGCAAATCCAGATGCCTGGACGCCATTTTCATGGGAGGATTACATGAAATTTTGCACTCACCGAGTGACAGAAAGCGAGAGAGACGTTTTGGATGCCTTTGTGAATGGCGGTAAGCCTGTTTGGAATACGTCTGCGTATTTAACATCTGGGTGGCTGGATTTTGATGGCGAAAAGTATTCGTTTACCCATCAAATGATCGACATGGTTTCGGAGCGATATTCGGCCGATGGCGAGCATAATGCCCCGCAATAATAACACTCAACAACTACACTCCACACATGAAAGAACGACCAATACTTTTCAGCGCGCCAATGGTTCGCGCCATACTCGACGGGCGCAAGACGCAGACGCGGCGAGCGATAAAGCCACAACCTGAAGTAAAGGATGGCGAAGTTATTTTTGAGCCAGCCAAAGGCGACTTTTGGGTTGGCGTGTACAACGGCCATTTTTCTGGACATTCAAGCAGTCGATTCGGTTGCCCATACGGCAAGATTGGCGACCAGCTTTGGGTTCGCGAAACGTTTTACGCCTTTGGGTATTGGCAGAAAAACGCAACCGACAATAATAAATGGCACTTTGTTGATCTGTCCGAAAAAAGCGGTAGAGGATATAAATACGCGGACAGCGAGCCGCACGCCATCGGGAAGCGCGATAAATGGGGTAATACAGGATGGTTTAAACGCCCATCTTTGTTCATGCCCCGCGCAGCATCGCGCATCACCCTTGAAATTACCAACATCCGCGTTGAACGACTGAACCAGATCAGTGAGGCGGACGCGATTGCAGAGGGCATTGAGTCGTTCCGCCCGGTTCCAGGTGACGGGAGTCCAGAAACGCTTTATCGCAGATATTCGGACGTTGGCGGTAGGCCAGGCAAGTGGTTTTCAATTCCAGAATTGTCATTCAAGTCACTTTGGGAATCCATCAACGGCTCCGGCTCGTTCGGCGAGCAATGGGTTTGGGTGGTTGAATTTAAACAAATATAACCCAGGCCCATGACGCCAGCACTTGCCGCCCTCATCTTCGCACTCGGGTTTATCATCCGAGAATACAGAAAAAAGAAACATTAACGCCATGATCGACCCACTCGACGACCCACCAAAATACCTTTGGCATAAAGACCAGGATAGCCCCGTTTTCGCATTACTGGCCGTTATAGCCGTTGAGGTTTTGGGCGCTATTTACAGGCATGGAGGCAGGGATGTTTTGAAGTCAATTTTAAATCTAATATAACCACCTCGCCCCGCGCTGACCTTTACAGCACAAATCCCCGGCGGGAATGTGGATTGGAAGGCGGCGTGGCGGCGGGAAAAAAAATTAAAAATGGGCATCCAGAAAATAGCGAAACATATAATTTCCGACGAGCTTGAAGAAAACGCGCATCCTGAAAAAGTTGAGGATGTAATTTTCTGGGCGCTAGAATATTACGCCGACAACTACCCGCAACCAACATGGGGCAAGACAATAGCAAAATCAATTGTTTCAAGAATCAAAGAAGAAGAAGCCGTGTATGAGCGCGAAAACAACTAATGACGCTAAGGCCGAAAGTGTAAAATGCACCCGATGCAGATACATACATCAAGAATCAGAAAGGGTTTTCTTAAAAGGCAATGATGGATGGCATCACTCGTCATGCCCAAAATGCAAGGGCCGAATAACAACAGTAAATACACCCACACCATGAGCAACACACAAAATCCATATCCGCCCAAAACCGCCCGCTGGTGGTTTGCCGAATACCTGCCCGAACCGTACCGGGGGCAGGCGATTGCGAATTACGATAAGCAATTCAACGGTGAAATACAAAAAGAAGACATCGCCACCCTTTCACATGCGCTGGGCGTATCATTCTTTTGGGGTCATTCCTATCAGGGCTCCGACTACTGGCTTGCAATAGCAATCCGCGCAGACAACGGCGAATTTTCCACCCCAAACACCCACGAACCAACCGCCGAAAAACTGCCCTTCCACCTGCCTGACGAAATGCGCGAAGCCGGAAAATATTTGCGCGTAAAAATGGGCATGGATAAACTGCCAGAACAAATCCAATCCGCAACAGCCTCTTTTGCCGGCGTCGATACCGATGCCTTTATGGATGAGGTGCGCGGGCGGAATACCCTGAACACCTACAACATCAAAACCGCCCAATTCGAAGCAACCATTATCTGCGCCGACATCCAGGGCGCAATGGATTTGCTTTTCAATTTCATGATTAATTCTTGCGCCTTTGAGTTTCGGTTCGACAGGTCAAATGTCACTGAAGGATGGATGACGCCCGAAGGGGCGAAGGCGGGGATTATTGAATTTAAAAGACGGTAACCATGATTAACTGGAAACGAGTAGGCGACCACACGCCAACAAACGAGGGTAAACCATTCCCTGGATACCCGGAAACGCCATTTGTTTCATGCCTTGTTTGGGTTTGCAATCCAAGTGTAGTGCATGGTGGATTAATCGACGTTGTGAGGTGGGACACTAAAAACAAATGCTGGTTTGCGCCGGATATGCGCGGGAAATGGATACACGAAGAACCGTATCAAATAACCCACTTTTGTGACGACATCAATGTTCCTGAGTATTTAACGCCAATGCTATGACCACAAAAACGCAGCAAATCAAATTCAAAGACGCCGACCTTATGTATTGGACGGTTGTGATAGTGTCGAAGTCTTATATTGAAGAAAGCGACTTTGAAGTGTCGATAACCTATTACCGTAGCGCATTCGGCTATATTGGAGAATCTGATGAGCAGGTTGAAATTGCCGAGCTACACGACGTGATAACCGACAACCTTATCAGCACATCTGATGTTTGGGCTATGCTTGCGCAATACTTCGTTTCAATCGCTTGCGCTGCCAGCGCGGACGCTAAAATTATAAATCTGGAACCATGACACCACTACAAGCCGCCGAGCAATTACGCAAAACATTTAGCCTCCATATTGCCAAGCCGGAAGCATTGACAAACACCGGGCATGCTATTGTAGCCGCCATCAAATTCATCGAAGAAAACCATTGTGAATGGGTGAAGATTGACGGCCCGGAAACACTGCCGGAGCAGTGGGAAGATGTAATTCTTTGTTATAAAGACGAAGGAAGTCCAACCGTGTGTTACACGCCAGCGTTTCGCGGGGAAATGTGGAATACACTTGAAAGTAATAATTTTAAAGGTACGCCAATTGCATGGAGGCCATTGCCTAAACAAATTGAATATCAACCATGAAACACACCATGCTCATTCTATTCCTCGCAGCCATGCAAAGCGCATCGGCGCAAATCACATTTGGCTGCCAAACCGCAAGCGACAGTACCCTGCAAGCAATATGCGGCACAACCAACCCTGAAAACGGGTGCTACGCCGATGAATACGGGCAGATATGGAGCGTGTGGTGCCGTTTTGGCATTGCAACAGCGATGGAAGATGGCTCTTTTGGGAAAGTAGGTTGCTTTGGATACTGCGCCAAGCGCGTCAACTTATCACCCGTCCGGCGCTTGCCAATGCGGTTAAAACCAGTAATTTCACAGGCAAAAATCGGAACATGACCTACGAACAAGCAAAAAATGAAGTCGCCCACATATTTGAAAGCGGCGCCAACGAAATTCGAGTGATCGAATTGATTGAGAAGATTTTTGCAGACAACCTTCAAAACTCGCGCGAGTTTTCGGAGTGGAAAGCGTCGGCAATGATCGACGGTTACCGCGCAAGCGTAGTAAGGAAATGGCGGGAAGCATGGGAGAAGAATAACTATGTTCGATTCTTGTCATTTGAGATGCCAGAGAATGCATGCGCCATGCGATTCACCAAAGGCGGTGAACCGGCGGGAGATGAGGATGCGGGAAGAGAGCAAAACCCTGTGCTTCGCATGGTGAAGCATATCAACGAGCAGGCAAATGAGGCAGAAAGGCAAATGCGGGCCGATTGGGAAGCGGGCGATGATGCGAGCAAGAATGGCGGCAAACCAGATTATGACACCGCGCTTGGAATGATAACAAGATTGGGGGTTGAGGCAAAAAGGATTTCTGAACTGCCAAAGCAGGAGCCGCAACGGTTTAAGCTCACCACCTTCATCCAGTGGAAAGGAACCGACGTCTGCATGGATCTACATTGCGAGTGCGGACATCACAACCATTATGATGGTTTTTTTGCCTACGCTGTGCAGTGTGCAAACTGCCAGCAGATTTACAAGTTGGCCGAAAAGGTTGAGATGGTAAAGGTTGACAGGTGGGACAACCCACTACAAAGCAACGAGCATTAAAACTACAACAACAAACTTACATCATGAAATCAATAACGCTTAAGATTCGCCGCTTCTTTGCGCGTATACTGTACAATATCCTGTTTAATGATCCCGAAAATGACTTTGCATGGTGCAAAACCCTGGGTCCAGAAACAATGCCGAACGACTGCGAGACGGTGGAGGCGCTTTACAGAAACCACGGTTACATGGTTATTTCCGCATACTACTCGCATCACAATGAGCACTGGGTCGCAGTATCGGACGCATCGCCTACCGAAGAGCGAGAATGGCCAATATCGGCCGACATTATCGCATGGCGCCCAAAATCAATTTTCACAATCGCCGCCAAAAGAACAGGTGGCGGCACTCCGCCCGATTCCAACCAGAGCAATCAAGATGCGTGCACACAAAATGCAACAACGTCTATATTTTTGGCAAACATCAATTAAATGAACGAAACACTCGAAAAATACCGAAACCGCGAAAGTGCAGAGCAGAACGCAGAACGCCTGGCGCGAGCCGAAAAGGCAATTGGAGTAGCGCGATCAGCAATTGACTCGCGCATCAAATCCACCGTCACCATGCGCAACCTCGCGACCCTGGCAAAAGAGCACGGTGTTACACAATCCGCCATTGCCAAGCACACAGGCATCGCGCAAACCAGCGTTTCCGCCACGCTGAACGGCAAAAACTCGCCGCAATTGGATCGGGTTTACAGGCTGTTGGATGCGGTTAATGTGTTGGCTGGGCAGAGCTACACACTGCACGACGTTGAGACGTATCTGAGGCCGCCTATTGCACAATAATTTGCAATTGCATATCTTTGCAACGCGGGGTAGAAAAGATGGTTAATTCGCCGGGCTCATAACCCGGAGCCGCA